TAATAATTCTATTATTAGATATGAACGTAAAAAAGAAGATGTAGTGTTTGAAACAAATAAAATTATCCAAACTAATATTTCGTTAGTTGGAAATACCGTGTTTATTGAGGGGGAATATGTATACCAGCAAAGTGGAACTGTAACTGGTAGTGCAGAGGTTTCTTTTGCAAACTCTTCATTAACAATATTAAAAAATATAATTGGTACAATTTCAACCACTTATAATTTGAAAGGATCAGAAAGTGGTGCAAATGCAGTTATATCTTCTACAAACACATTAGCAACAAGCATTTCATCAACTATACAATCTTATTTTGAAAGCAATACTTTTTACGAATATGAGAATGAACTAAACGAGAAGAAAAAGAACATCAAACTTATTGATATTGCTTATGTTGAAGCAATTCAAAAAGAATTTAAGGAATTGCTTTCTTCATGATACTAACACCAAGTCAGTGCGATATTACAAGCATATCAATTACCAATCATAATAAGTCTATCACAATTGATAAGAACTCAAAGTTTCTAGAGTTTTTTGGTTCTATTGATATTTACGAAAATGTTTTTAATCCATTCATAACAGCTGATTTAGTGCTTTTGGATGGAGCAAGTTTTATTGAAAATCACAATATAACCGGAGATGAGGATTTTATTATAGAGTTTGTTGGATATGGTAGCGATGAAAGTTTGAAATATACTTTCAAAGTTATTGAATTGGTATATAATGTTCCAAACACAAACCTGAGATCAAAAAATGTGATGCTTAGATTGGCCAGCGCTGAGCTTTTACAAGATAACAGTACATCTATTGCAAAGAGCTACAATATTGGTACCTCTGAAATAGTTAATGATATTATTAGTAACTATTTACATAGCAAGAAGAACGTATATCTCGAAGACACTAAAGATCCTCCTATTGTTATTCTTCCCTATATGTCACCCTTCAAATCGATTGATTTTTTAAGACAAAGAGCAGTTTCTCAGAAATATAAATCATCAACGTTTCTTTTTTTTGAAACTGATAAGGGGTATACGTTTGCTACTGTCGAGGGATTGTATAATATTGGACTCAATAAATCACCTCAAACTTTCTTTCAGAAAGAGGGAATAAATCAAACCTCAAAAGGAGCTTCAAGTGATATTACAGATCGCGATATGTTCCATTTGTTTGATAATTATACCGTAAAATCTTCCTTTAATTTAAATAATACCTTCAAAAACGGAGGATTAAAATCTGTAGTTACTCAGTTTGACATTACAACCAAAACATATCAAGCAAGGTTGTTTGAGAATAATCCTGACAATCCTCAATTCGTAGATACAACAAACAATAAAAATCCTAAAGTATCAAAACAAGTATTTACAAAATACACCCCTAACCCAAACAAAGCATTATTCTTACCATTTTTAAAATACAAAGATACAAACAATAACGTGTCTAATTTTATTTACGATAACGTTGCTGAGCGGGTATGTTTTGCAAACTTATTCACTCAAGAAAAAACATACATTGATATTCCAGGCAATACAAGAATAAATGCAGGTACCATAATATATCTCAAAGTTCCAAGGTATGATTCAGTTATGAAAATGGAAGACAGTAATCAAAGAGAGAGTGGATACTACATGGTTACTGCATGTAAACATACTATAACTAATAGTGAAATAGCAAAGTATGATACCCACCTTGAGTTAATGCGATTTGGAAGAGGAGAATTTTCAACATGACAACATATGCAATGGGTGAAGAAGGATTTAGATGGTTTTTTGGGGTTGTTGAAGATCGGGATGATCCTAAACTACTCGGTAGACTTAGAGTGCGGGTATACAACGTTCATCCGTTTATGTCATCTGGTCAACCAGATTTAGTTGCTGTTCCTACTGATCACCTACCGTGGGCGATCCCAATCAACTCTATCATGAGCGCTGGTATAGTTGGAAACATAAAAGACGGAGTAGGGATAAGTCCAGTTGGAGCAATGGTGGGTACAACTGTCTTTGGTTTCTTTGCTGATGGACAAGAATGTCAAATGCCTATCATATTAGGTACGACAGCAGCAATTGTCGGTAGGGACGAAATCAACGAAGTTCCAAGTAATGCAATATCGTACAATACAGTTGAATCTTTAAAGAACAGTAAAAAAATACCCGCTAGCACTCCTTTTCCTGGTGAACCAGCTTCCAAGTACAATACTAAATATCCTTATAACAAAGTAATTAGATCAGAGGGCGGTCACTTAATTGAGCTAGATGATACTCCTAATAATGAGCGGATTCATATTATGCACAAGTCCGGAACTTATGTTGAGATTGATAATACTGGCGAACTTGTAATAAAAACAGTAGATGATCGGTATGACATTACCACAAATAACAACAATGTTTACGTTGGTGGTAATATTAATCTAATTATCAAGGGAAATGTTAGTACTCAGGTTAATGGCTCTTATACCTTGAACGTTAATGGTCCAATAGTAATGAATGGATCTACCGTTAATATAAACAACGGATCTATGGGTGCTGCCAGAATTGGTGATGACGTACCGGATTCTGAAGTGGATGGAACGAAAGGTATTGGTGAGGGATCCAGAACAGTATTCATCGGAGATTAAATGGCAACGTCATACGCAGATAAATTTACAACAACATCTTTAATATCAGAGAGGTATAGTGATTTTTACAACAACCTCAATAAAAACTACGGTACAAAAGATATTGCTCGTAATACAAACGAAGAAGCAATTATTAACTCATTGAAGAATATTATACTGACCAAAAAAGGAGAACGCCCATTTCGTCCAGATTTTGGTTGCAATATATCAGGATTATTATTTGAAAACTTTTCAGAATTTACTTCAAAGTCAATAGAGACAGAAATAAAAACTGCTGTAGAGAACTTTGAGCCAAGAGTAAAAACAATCAAGGTGGTTGTTAAGGAGACCCAAGAAGCTCATATGATTGAACTTCAACTATTCTTTACCACTATAAATAATCCAGAGAATATCTCTATAAGTTTCTTTCTTTCAAGAATAAGGTAAAATGGCTAACTCTTCTATCAACCTAGTCAATTTAGATTTCGACGCTTTGAAGTCGTCTCTAAAAACTCATCTCACTTCCCAATCAAAGTTTCAAGACTATAATTTTGATGGATCGAACATGAGCGTGTTGCTAGATTTACTAACCTATAATACCTATTTGAATACGTTCTATCTTAATATGGTTGCTAGTGAAATGTTCTTAGATACTGCTCAACTAAGAGATAGTATAGTATCACATGCTAAAGAGTTAAATTATCTACCAAGATCTTTTAGATCAGCTCAAGCAAATGTTAATATATCAGTAACTCCTTCTACAAGTGTAACATCTGTTGTAATTCCTTCTAAAACTGGATTCAGTACTAGAATTGGCTCGAATACGTTTAATTTTGTTACAAGTGAAACAATTGCTATCACAACAAGTAATAACGGAATATTTTTAGCTGATAATATTATATTGTATGAGGGGTCATATGTTACAGATACTTTCATTAAAAACGATAATATATCAAACCAACGATTTATTTTAAATAATCCAAACATAGACACCACAAGTATAGAAATCTCTGTGACTGAGAATAGCGGAGCTAACGTATATTCGTACGTGCATGCTCCTTCTATGTTTGGGGTGTCCTCAAACTCTCAAGTATTTTTTATTCAAGCAGCAGAAAACGAACAGTATGAGGTAGTTTTTGGAGACAACTCTGCAGGTCGTACTCCTTTGAACGGGGCTGTAATTGGTGTTACCTATCGTATATGTAATGGTGAATTGCCAAATGGATCAGATTCGTTTATTAATAACACCAGTATTGATGGCCACTCCAATGTAGCCATATCAACTAACGTGGAAGCTCGTAATGGATCGGTTTCTGAGTCTAATACGTCAATTAAATTCAATGCACCAAGAAGTTTTCAGACTCAAGAAAGAGCAGTTACTGAGAGTGATTACGAGACACTTTTGACCAGAGAGTTTCCGGAAATACAGGCAATTTCCGTTTATGGTGGTGAAAAAATAAATCCACCCGAATACGGTAAAGTATATGTGTCCGTTGATATTTCGAATGCAGACGGTATTCCTGAAATTACTAAACAAATCTACAAGGATTATTTAAAAGACAAAACACCAATAGGTATTACAGTAGACGTTGTAGAACCTTTGTTTGTTTATTTGAGTGTAGTATCTAATATAAACTACAATTATAATACTACAACATTCTCAGCCAATGAATTAAAGACAAGAGCTCTACTAGCAATTGTTGAATACAATAATACGTACTTGAATAATTTTAATGCTAATTTTAGGTATAGTAAATTTGTTAGTTATATAGATGGATATGATTCATCATTTATTAATAATGATACAGATGTAATACCGTATTTTTTGCTAACTCCTATACTTGGAACTAATACTAGCTTTGATTTCTCGTTTGATACTGAATTACTTGTAACAACTCCTTCTGAAACAAGTCATCCATTATCTGCAGAAAGAGGATTATATTCAACCTCATTTGTGGTAGAAGGAGTAACCTGTCAGCTAGAGGATGATGGTTTAGGAATCATTAGAATTGTAAAGCAGACTGCTGATAGTCACATAGAAATTTTAAGAGTAGGAACAGTTAATTATACTACAGGGGTAATCAATATTACAAACCTCAATGTTGAGAGTTATTCTGGTAGCGGAATTAAATTATATGTAAAACCTATAAGCAGAGATTACAATACAACATTACAGCATATTCTCAAAATCAAAGAAGAAGATCTTATAGTAACCATGACGCCTGTAAAATCATGAAAGAGATAGAAGACAACATTAGTATTTTTGTACAGAATCATTTTCCTGATTTTTATAATGAGCAAGGAAATAATTTTATTGAGTTTGTAAAAGAGTATTATAACTGGACTCAGCAGACAAATAATAACATATATTTTGCAAGAAACCTGTTAGAGTATCGTGATATTGATAAAACCATAGATGAGTTTTTATATCACTTTAAAGAAAAATACCTTCCTGGCGCTCCTGTATTTTATAATAAAACTAGATCAAATGTTAAAAACTCTCTAGATATCTATAGATCCAAAGGAACAGAAAGAGGTGTTAAGTTAATATTTCAAGAAGTATGGGGACTATCTGATATAAATTTATACTATCCAGGTAGCGATGTAATAAAACCATCTGACGGAGAATGGTTTGTTCCTTCATATCTTGAGATATCTCTATCGCCTAAAACTCCTACATTCCAAGGAAAACAAATCACAGGATCCACATCAAATGCTACTGCTTTTGTTGAGGGTATCAGTAGAAAGACTTTGGCTGGTAGATATATTGATATACTCTACCTTTCCAATATTAGAGGTAACTTTTTATATGATGAAGTGATAACTGTAGATGGAGATCTTCAAGAATGTCCTGTAGTAGTTGGATCTGCTACCACTATAACTATTAATGATGGAGGTCGTGAATTCAGTGCTGGAGATGTTGTTGATATTGTCTCTCAAAGACGCGGTAAACAGGGTAAAGCAAGAATTAACAGCAGTGTGAATTCTACTGGTAAGGTTTCATTTACGCTTTTGGACGGTGGTACTGGATACAGATTAGTGACAGTTCCCAAGATTGCTGAAGTTATGTTATCCATTACTAATAAGTCATCGGCTAATGTATACATAAATGATTTTTCTATTGATGAGTACGTATACCAGCCCCTAGCAAACATTGCTTTCTACTCATCCAATACATCTTTTCAAATAGGTGATTTTGTAACTGGAGCAAATGCAACAACATCTTTATCGACTGGTAGAATTGTTGGTAAATTCCAGAATAATATTACAGGTACAGTTACTTCCAATTCTACTTCAAACACTGTAGTAGGAGTCGGTACATCGTTTGTGTCTCAAATTGCTAATAATGATTATGTCAAATTTCAAGCATGTACGTCAACGTTTCAAGTATACTCAGTTACCAGTAATACTCAGTTGACATTAACAACTGTTGGACCAGATGTCACGGCAAACGGGATGACGCAGGCTAACGGAAGTTTCTTGGTAATCAAACTATCAGGAGATTGGTCATTAACAGACAGGATATCTGGTTCAGCTGCTCTTATATCTTCCTATACAGATAGAACAGCAACAGGTAGAGTAATAGGAGTAAATGCAGAAGCAATTGGGTTAACAGAGGTATCCAATTCTTTTTCATCTAATAACTATAACTTCTTTTACGGAGCAACATCAAACGTATATGCAAATGTAAGTGTAGTTGGTTCAGGTTCTGGTGCTACGTTCACTGTTGGTGGATTGACCGATGAAGAATCTGTATTTTTAAATACAGATTTGATTGGAGGAAACAATGGAATCACTACATTATTATTATCTGGAACAGTAACATCCAATACAACAAGTCCTCAAGTTAACGGAGTAGGTACATCGTTTACAACGGATCTATACAGTGGCGCTTATATAAAATTTGGTGGTAATACGGCAGTATATCAGGTCAACGTTGTATCTAATAACACTATTCTTACCCTCACAGCAAATTCCCGATTAGCAACATCAAACACAATATCTGTTACCAACGGCCAATATAAAACTATTCCATTGAATGCTTTGCAATATGGTTTTCCAAAAATGCCAACTGCTAATATTAACATTATATTAAATAATGTTCTTACAACTGATTCATATAATATAGGTACAATTTCTTCTCTTGCAGGTATCAATCCTGGATCAGGCTATAATATATCTCCATTCGTTCTAGTTAGAGATGATGGAATATCTCAATTTAACAGACGTGATTTGCATATTGCAATATCTAACAAATCTGGTAATTTTACTGTGGGTGAAGAGCTAGTACAGAACTTCTCTAAACCTTCTTACACTTTATCTATTAGTGGATCTAACACATCATATACTACAAATGAGAATATCACTCAAGTAATCAATTCTACCGCAAACGGATATGGACAAGTTACTTCTTCTAATACAAGTGTTGCTTTTGTAGTAGTTAGTGGTACGTCTAATTCAACCTATGGTAACAGCTTTGTTAACTCAGCCCTCAGTGCTGCAGCAACAGGTACTGTAACATCAAATGCAACAAGTCCACAGGTTAATGGTACAGGAACGACATTTACATCATCATTTACTGCTGGTGACTTTATTAAGTTCTCAGGAAATAATTTAGTATTTCAAATTAACACAATTAGTAATAATACTACATTAAATTTAAAAACAAACAGTGCTGTAATCACAAGTACAAATACAATATCTAAAGCAACTAACGTCGCTATTGGTATGACTTCAGGACGTATATTCTTCATTGATACATCATTAGCAAACGCACAAATATCAATATCAAGAGGAAATGTTATTAATTCATCTTCGTCATTTATTAATGCAACAAGAAAGACATTTAACCAATCATTCACGGCAGGAATACCAATAACAGGAAGTATTTCAGGAGCAACAGCTGATGTTGGAAGTGTTTCTCAGATTGCAGGTTCTTCTCTTATGGGTAACAACGCAGTTGTTAATTCCTTTGCTGGGATTGTCAATGGATCTATATCCGATCTATCTATTATTGACTCAGGATTTGCATATGAGCAAGGCGAGCCAATTACTTTAAGCAAGGAAGACAGTCCGTACATTGCTAGTGGTTATATAAATTTAATTAACCAAGGAGTTGGAGAAGGGTACTTCAAATCCACTAAAGGGTTCTTGAACAGTGATAAATACATACACGATGGTGATTTTTACCAAACTTATTCATATCAAGTTCAAGCAGCAGTTCCATTAGACGTATATGGAGAAACTTTGAAGAAGTTAATGCATGTTGCAGGTACAAAGCTTTTTGGAAATGTGGTTAAAACATCAAATGTTAACCTGGCAATAACAACCTCCGGTGTACAAATAATCATATGAGTAAACTTATAACAAACAACATTAAGTTATTTAACGTAGATCAATTTATTGAATCGTTTTCTGAACCTAATTTCAATATCTACTATTATTTTATAGGTAATCCTATACCGTATACGGAAGACGCCTCACCTCCTACTTTAGTTGATACAGTGCAAACCACTCTGTTTGACACATATAATAATATGATTTACGGTAAAAGAATAACATCTGAAGACGTTTGTAGTATGGCACCAAGACACAATTGGGTAGCTGGTACAGTATACCAACAGTATGTTCATGATACTAATAACTACCAAAATAATTTCTATGTTCTTTCTGATGAAGGAAGCTCATATAGTGTGTTTAAGTGTTTAAACAATAATAACGGAGTTCCATCAACATACCGACCAAGACTTTCTGACACATCAGCTGACGATGACTTTTACTTCACACCCACAGATGGGTACCAATGGAAGTATATGTATTCAATCACAACCACTCAGTATAATAAATTTGCAACTACGTCACATATACCAGTGTTTATAAATGCTAATGTAGTAGGTAATGCGGTGTATGGATCTATTGATAGTATAGTTGTTACTTCAGGTGGAGATAGATATGCTTCATACACAAGTGGATATTTTCAAGAAGTTAGGGTTGGTGGTAATCCATTAATATTTGCTATTGATTCTACTACAGCATCATCAAATGCTAACTTCTACATCAACTCAGCTTTAAAGATTACTAATGGTACTGGTAGTGGCCAACAAAGGTATGTTACAGGGTACACTGTCTCTGGTACAACAAGGCGTGTTATTATAGACTCAGCATTTGATACTACTCCAACTACTTCATCTCAATATGAAATAACACCGCTTGTTACTGTTACAGGAGATGGTTCGGGTGCACAAGCTCGTGCTATAGTAAACACACAAAGCAATACCATCTACAGTATTGAAGTAGTAAGTAGAGGAGAAGGATATACACATGCATCTGTTGTTGTTACTGGAAATACAGGAATTATAAACGTTAATACTGGAAGTACAATAACAGCCAATACTGCAACTGCAAAGGTTATTCTGTCTCCAAAAGGTGGTCATGGTAGTAATGCTGCAGCAGAACTAGGTGCACACTATGTTGGAATTAGCACTATTTTTGATAGTAGTCTTTCTGGTGGTAAAGTTGTCGACTCTAATGATTTTAGAGTGGTTGGAATTATAAAAGATCCGTTGTTTGCAAATGTAGAAATAGATATTAGTTTATCGTCAGGTACCTTTTTAGACGGAGAGACGGTTAGTCAGTCTTTGGGATCACCAATATCTAGTATTGTGATTACAAGTGCTGGTTCTGGATATACATCCAACTCAACGGTAACCATATCTGGATCAAGTACGGTTGATGCTCTAGCAAATGCAGAAGCCAATTCTTCTGGTAGAATATCAGTAATAAAGATAGCAAATAATGGAGCGGGATATATCACTCCTACAGCAACTGTAAATCCACCATCACCTGTTTATTTTAATGCAAATAGCGATGTTACAGATGCAACCGATTTTATATCGATATCTAATAACGTTTTTCAAAATAACGATTATGTAAAATATCTTGTGGCTACAGGAAATACAGCAATATCTGGTCTATCAAACAACACATCTTATTATGTTGTTTCCGCTAACTCAACTGGATTGAAGTTGTCGACTGCTCTCAATGGAGCAAATGTTAACATAACAAAAGGTCTAACACAAAACGGTCATTCATTTACTGGTCAGACTGCTACAGTCATTCCTGTAGTGGATTTGACAAAGACGACAACAGCAAGAGGAATTGTTTATGCAGCAAATGATTCCGTAGTTAAGCTGACTAATGCATATGGATTTTTTGTAACTGGTAACTCTACAGTGAGTCTATTATACGGTAATTCAAGTACGTATACGGCTGTATCCGATACTGTCACCCAACCAACAACATATATTGACCAGACATATAAAGTTACTGGAACGCTTACAGCACAGAACTTCAGTGCTGATGAGTTGGTGGTACAAAATGAAAATGCCAACGGATTTTTCTATTATTCTAATAATACTACTGTTAGGCTAGTAGATAAAAAAGGAACCATTAATCAAAGTGAAGCAACTACTCCATATTATATCACTGGGACCACTTCCGGAGCTCAGTTTCTTGTTTCCGGAATCACGTCCGGAGATTTGGTTGACGGTTCTGGAGACGTTATATATATTGAGAACTTCACTCCTGTTACTAAAACACCAGGACAGACAGAAACAATTAAATTGATTCTAGAATTTTAATAGAGGAATAAATGGCACTAGATACAGACTTTAACGTAAGCCCTTTTTACGATGACTATAATGAAACAAAGAACTTCCATAGAGTTCTTTTCAGGCCGGCCGTCCCTATTCAAGCTAGAGAACTTACTCAGCTACAAACTATCCTTCAAAACCAAGTTGAAAGATTTGGTGACAATATTTACATTGAAGGTACAATTATCAAAGGATGTAGTTTTACGTTTGATAATAATTACCAATACATAAAATTACAAGATCTTCAAGTTGATGGACAATCAACTCTTGTTTCTAATTATGCTAATTCAATAGTTAAAAGCTCTTCTTCTAATCTACAAGCTATAGTTATTAATCAAGTACAGGGACTTCAATCTCAAAATCCTGACTTATCAACTCTGTTTATTAAATATACAAACTCTGGTACTGCTGGCGAAAAGCAATTCTCAGTAAATGAGACATTAACATCATTTACACCTACATATTCCATTCAAGATATTACAGTTACATCTATCGGTGCTGGATATAGTAATAGTGATGTGGTTGTATTTGCTGGCGGTGGCGGCACAGGAGCATCTGCTAATATTGTTACATATACATCTAATGGATCAATACGTGATGTTATTATTACTGGACAGGGATCAGGATATACAACTGCACCTACTCTATCTTTCTTGGCAGCTAACGGAGCAGCAAGTAGTGGAGCTGGCGGTAGTTTAGAAGCTTTTAATTACATTGCTCGTATTAGAGTTGCAAATTCTTCATTTACCAATGCTGTTGGTGTTGGATATGCCCTCACAGTAAGCGATGGTATAATTTACCAAAAGGGACATTTTGTAAGGGTTGCTGAGCAGACTACTATTGTTTCAAAATATACAAACCAACCAAATAATGTTTCTGTTGGATTCACAACAGTAGAGTCTATTGTTAATAATAGCATCGACTCGACTATTCTGGATAATGCTCAGGGATATAGTAATTATACAGCTCCTGGTGCATATAGATTAAAATTACAACCCCAACTAATATCTATTTCTACTACAGCGGCAGCTTCTAATTCGGAATTTCTATCTCTTATGGATTTTGAAAATGGAAGAGTAACAAGAAGAAGAACAAATACACAATTTAATTCTGTTGGTGTTGAACTAGCCAGACGTACTGCTGAAGAAAGCGGTAACTATGTTCTAAATCCTTTTAAACTTTATACAGAAGAGAAGTCTGGCAATACTACCTACTTAAATCTTGCTGTAGCAGCTGGTTCTGGGTATGTGAGCGGGTACAAAGTTGAAGTTGGCGATACAATAAGACTTCCTATTAAGAAAGGATCTACAACGGTCGTAGATTCAAGTCAGACTATTACAACTAACTACGGAAATTATGTTTTAGTTAGTGAAGTATTGGGAGTTTTTGATTTTACAACAGGCCCAACAGTAAGTTTAAAAGATGCTGTTAGTACTGATGTAACAGATAATTTTGGTGGAGCTCCAAGCACTTCAGCATCTACAATTGGAACAGCAAGAGTTCGTTCTATTGTATATGATTCAGGCACAGTTGGCACTTCTTCATGTAGATATAGATTATATTTGTTTGATGTGAGAATGCAGTCTGGAAAAACATTCAGTAACGTGAGGGCTATCCAGTTATCAACTACGGGTATTGCCGATGTTGTTTTAGAAGGAACACCAGCAGCTGCTGTTCTTAAAGATGCAAGCTATGATTACTTAGTTTTCCCGTCTGGGGCAGAATCTGTAAAAGCTTTTACTAATGAGCAATTCATATACAGAGCAGTTGGTACAACTACAATTGCAACTACCGGAATTGGTACTGTTACTCTTTCGGGATCTGAGAGCTTTCCTTATAGTAATAATAGTACATTAAATGATACTCAGGAACGAGATTTCATTGTTATACCTTCCGCTAACGTATATTCAACAACAAATTTATCTGGAACTGTTACGTCATCTGGTAATACTATAACTGGAACAAGTACATCATTCTTAACACAGCTAGCTGTAGGGGATTATGTCAAATTCTCTGGTAACACAACCTACTTCAGAGTTACGGAGCTAGTGTCTGCTACTTCTATGAAGGTCAATGGAACTGGTCCAGCAATATCTGCCAATACCTTATCATATGGATATGTTAAAAATGTACCTGTTAGACTTGATAGAACAGGGGCAAGTGTATCAATTGATATTACAGGAAAGATTGCATCAATAAACCTTGGAAATACAGTATTTTCTTCAACTGCTGCAAGTGTAGTCCATAATGCTAAAGTTACAAATGCAGCTCAAAAAACCAAGACAGTATATAGAAATGCGAATGCAGTTTTTGTCAAACTATCAACTACTTCTTTAACAACCAGTAATACAGGACCGTGGTGTTTGGGTATTCCTGACGCCTTTAAAATAGAAGCTGTTTATGTTGGATCGGCAAATACTTATGTTGCAACAGGAACTAATAGAGCATCATCTTTTGAATTGATATCTGGTCAAACAGATAATTTATATGGTCTTTCTTACATAAGAAAGAAGCCAGGAAGCACACTATCTCTTACTTCATCAAGTAGCTTACTTGTAAAAGTTAGTTGTTTTACACATGGATCTGGTTACTACCTATCAACTGAATCATATCCTGTAAATGATGCTGGTGCTGAAACAGCTACGGCAACAATAAAAACTCAAGACATCCCATACTTTCAATCTCCAAAAACTGGTAAGTACTTTAATCTAAGAGATGTTATTGATTTTAGACCGATCGTAGCCAACACAGCAAATGTATCTAATGCATCAACTGTAGGTGGTGCATCTATCGACCCTATAACAACAGAAACTCTTACTGGTACGTTCTATTTCCCGACACCAGATAAAGACTTTCAAGCAGATATCGAACACTATCTTAGAAGAATAGATAGGATTGTTATTGATCCTTCTTCAACAGTGAAGATTGTTGAGGGAATTCCTGCACTCAATCCAAACCCACCAAAACAGCCAGATACTACAATGACTCTTGGTGTTGTGCATATTCCTCCCTATCCATCACTATCACCACAGCAAGCATCTGAGGCTCAAAGATCCGAATATAGCACGCTTGTTCAACACGACCAGGTTCGTGGGTACACTATGAAGGATATCAAGCAAATCGAAGATAGAATTAATAGATTAGAATATTATTCATTGCTTAATACTCTTGAAAAAGATACAAAGGATTTAGTTATTCCCAGTGAATCAAATTCAAGTATTTCTAGATTCAAGAATGGATTTTTTGTTGATTCATTTAATAATTATGATATCAAACTTAAGCGATGCGTATACAATAGCTATCGATACTACAAATGGAGTTGCTAGACCACAAATTAACAAGTATGTGATCGACTTACAGCCAAACACAGCCTCATCTTCTAATGTTGCTTTTGTAGGTGATTATGCTCTTTTAGAATATGATCAAGCCATTCTGATCAGTCAAACAATAGCTAATAGTTACAGAAACCCTGTTCAATTACAATATTCATATAACGGGGTTCTTAATGTATTTCCCAAGTATGACAATTATTATGATGTAACACAAGGAAGTCAAAATGTTACTATTGATTTAGCAACCCCTCTTAATGGGTTAGTTGATACAATCAACAACAACGTTCAATTCAAAAAAGACGGTGCAGTTGTTACATCATCAGTTGGTACGGGTAACTGGTCTACTGTTAGTAGTACAAACCTTGGTGGAGGAGCTACTACCCAGTTGCAACAGAGAGAGACAATTGAAACTGTAGCGACAACCGTGACAACACTGAAACCTTCAGATTCGAAACTATCTGTTCAGCCTGTTGGTTCATTTGTAACAAACTTCGGATTAAATCCATATATTCGAGAACAAAATATATCTTTTGTCGTGACCGGATTAAGACCCCTAGCTGAACACAAGGTATTTTTTGACAAAGTAGATGTATCATCTCAAACAAGACCAGCCATTATAACAAACCTGGAGAGTGTTAATTCAAAAGGATTAAAGTTTGATACAAATGCAACTATTACAGGTGCTCTTGGAGCTACTCTCAAAACAGATGACGCAGGAACACTAGTTGGCGAGATCCACATTAATAGTAATCAGTTTTTTGTTGGATCGCGTGATATTGTTGTAGCTGATGTTCAAAATTATGATGATATAGATCAATCTATTTCAATTGGTAAGAATGTTTTCAATGCTTTTAATTTTTATAAAGATATAACTGATCTAACTCTTACTACCAAAACTCCAGGTCAGCTTACTCCTTCTTCTAATACTTCTATATCTACCAGAGCTGGAACAGAGCAAAGAAATATTACTGTTCCTGCTCCACAGCCACGGGGTTGTTGTTTTATTAGAGGAACTACCATTACGCTGGCTGATGGATCAACAAAGTCGATTGAAGATGTTGAGATAGGCGATAAGTTGATTGGTAAAGATAACTCTATTAATATTGTTATTGATTTTATAAGGCCTTTACTAGGTGATAGAACTCTAGTCTCATTGAACGGTAGTGTTCCATTCATGACAAATGATCATCCTGTGTACATGAAAGATGGTACATGGAAATCATTTAATCCAGAGGCAACAAAGAAGAAGTATGAAGCGTTGTCTACATGGGATATTGGTAAGTTACAAGTAGGAGATGTAATAGAAACTGTTGATCGTGTCGGATTGGAAATTGTGGATATATCAGAACACATCAATGATCCTGACCTACAGGTTTACAACTTTACATTGGATGGTAATAATACCTACATTGCTAACGGTCTTGTGGTCCATAATAAAGGCGCTGGCGCAGGTGGGACCGATCCTCTTGCTCAGACCTTCAGAATCGATAATAGTGACGGTACACATGGTGTTTATCTAACCAAGCTTGATTTATATTTTAAATCAAAGGACTCTACTTTAGGTGCAACAGTTCAGATAAGGGAGACTGATAATGGATATCCTGCAACAGCAATACTTGGATCTAGATATTTAAAGTCCTCTTCTATCAATACTAGTGACACTGCTAGTAGTGTAACAGCTGTTACCTTTGACACTCCAATATATCTAAGCTCAGGTAAAGACTATTGTTTTGTAATTATTCCTGATCAAAACAATCCCAATTATCTATTATGGACTGCGGAAGTAGGTATGCCTGATATTGCAGACTCATCGTTAGTGTATGTAAGTAATTGGGGTGCAGGAGTAATGTTCCTATCATCTAATGATACAGCTTGGACCCCAGTACAGAGGGAAGATGTTAAATTTACAATATACTGTGCAAAATTTACAAAAAATACCGGAACATTGGTCCTTGAAAATAAACCGTATGAGTTTTTATCAGTATCTAATACGTACGGATCGTTCCAGGGTGGGGAAGAGATTGCACAAAAATCAAACACATATATCAATGCTACGTTCACTTGTAATACCACGAGTCAGGTAGTAAACACAAGCACATCTTTACTAGGAACATTCTCAGTGGGCGATTATGGTTTGTTTGTATATGGTGACAGTCTGACATCTAATAAAACAGGTACTGTTACAGTATTAGCTTCAAACACAACTGTAGTCGGTACAACTACAGTTTTTGAAACTGAATATACTGTTGGTGATTATATAAAAATTGATACCTCAATACGCGAGGTTACTGCAATTGCAAGTAATACGACATTAACTATTGATGCACCTTTACTTGGGGCTGTTGCTGCTAATACTCACAAAGGTGCATCAAAGTCTTTCCAAGTTCAAAGAATCAATGCTGCTAACTCTTCAACAATAACTGTTAAAGATTATCCAAGTAAAGCAATTGATAACTCAACCGTTTTTGTTGGAGTTCAGAAAGTTGTAAGAGCGGTAATGTCGAGTGTTGGTAACGATGAAACCGTTGTTCTTGAAGAATCAAATGCAGCTAATACCACATTCTTATTTCAAGCAAATAAGTCTATTATTGGAGAAGCCTCTGGTGCAACAAGTACTATATCTAGCGTTGATGATATAGTAGTTAATTATGCAGAGGCGCATATATTAGATATAACACCTCCTACAACATCTACAAGTTACACTATGACAGTTGATCAGACTGCAAGTGCTGCCCCTTCAAGTATAGATATTATTGAAGGTGTAACTAATAAAATGGCATACGAGGCCGAGGTTAAATCTAGAAGTAATGAAATTGCTAATAGCAATAACAAATCATTAAAGTTCAACGTTTCTATGGCTCGTAATGATACTGCATTGACAAAACTATCTCCTGCTGTAGATTTGTTCCCTGCATCAATTATCTCTTTTAATAATATTATTAACAACAGTGCAACAAATGAAACAACAGGATATGGGAATGCTTCTGTTAGATATATTTCTAAAAACGTAGTATTGGCGGAGGGTCTTGATGCTGAGGATATGAAAGTATTCCTGACAGCATATAAACCACCAACATCTACAATACAAGTATATTCAAAAATTCTAAGCTCTGATGATCCTGATGTATTTAAAGATAAGGACTGGACCTTAATGAGTGCCTCAAACAACTCAAACCTATTCAGTGATTCTTTGAATGATAAAGATTATATTGAGTTTGAATATAGCTTCCCTAGAACTCCTCCATCAACCGCTTTGGCTGGTATTATAACATCTGCAACTACTACCACATTAACAGGTTCTGGAAGTGCGTTTAATACAGATTTGGTAGCTAATGATATCATTAAAATTGTTCAAAGTGATACAGAGACAAGTTATGATATCGGTGTTGTGGATGCTGTTACAAACGCCACTAACTTAACATTGAAGTCAAATACTTCTTTCAGTGGTGCTTGCTCAATTGAAAAAGTTACGCAGAAAAAAGCTGCATTTAAATATAATAGAGAGTCAAATATTGTTACATATTTTGATGCAAGTAATGGACGTCACTCAAGTTATAAGGTGTTTGCAATCAAAGTAGTCTTATTATCAAGTACAACTCAGAATCCACCGATAATGAAAGATGTGAGGGCACTTGCAGTGTCTATTTAAATATGAAAATCAAAACTGATGCGGATAATTTTTTAAGAGATCAGCAAAGTAGTGCTCTACTAAATACAGATGTAAATGCATTTACAATATATCGTCAGCAAAGAGAATCACAATCTGCTGTATCAGGTGTACAGTGTGATGTAGATAATTTGAAAAGAGATGTTGCTGATATAAAAGATATGTTGCTAATTTTAATCAAACAAAACAGTAAAGAGAACTAAAGATGGCGTTACCAACCACGAACGTAAGTACAATAACTGATTCATTCCAGAACTGGATTGATAAAACTAACGTCTTGCTGGATGCCTATTCAACAACTATCGTTACAACTGCTGCCAATACAGAGGGCGGTAGTACTACTGGCAACGGAACAGTTAACGGCATCTTTACAGCGAATTCAGTCACTATTAACGGTAACACTACGTTCGGGCTCAGAGGTGGTAATACAACAACCGCCAATGTTCTTTATATTACAGGTAATGTATCAATCGGTAATACATCAGTAAACACTGTATTCACAACAACCTCAATTGATACTGATCTTACACTTACCGTTCTTGGCGCCACTACTCTTTCTAATTCATTATCAGTTGGTGGTAATACATTATTGACTGGCAATGCAACACTCAGCGGCACTCTTCAAACAATATCTGGTAATGCTACTTTTGACTCTGGTGTGCTGTTTGTAGATGCAACTAATAACCGGGTTGGTATCAATAATACAGCACCGGGGGTTGCTCTAAGACTGACTGGCGATATTGATATAAGTGCAACAGCTAATATTCAAGGAAACGCAAACATAGGCGGTATTTTTGGTGTATCTGGTAACACAACACTAAACGGCGGTCTTCAAACTATAGCTGGCAACGTTAACTTTGATACTGGTACTCTTTTTGTTGATGCAACTAATAATAGAGTTGGTATTGGTAATACTGCTCCTGGTGTTGCACTAAGAGTGACTGGTGCAACTGATATTAGTTTAACCGCAAACGTTCAAGGAAACGCAAACGTAGGTGGTACATTTGGAGTTGCTGGTGTGACGACTTTGACTGGTAACGTCACAATGAGTGGGACACTACAAACAATATCTGGTAACGTTAATATTGACTCGGGTGTGCTTTTTGTTGATGGAACTAATAACAGAGTTGGTATTAACAATACCGCTCCTACAGTTGCTCTTGAGGTGGCTGGATCTGCAAACGTAACATTATCAGTTAATTCAGCTTCATTTACTGTTGGTGCAAATTTAATTGCAAATACAACTGGTGTATATCATACTGGTACTGTTAATGCTGCTAGCTTTACTACTAGTGGATTACGTGCAAATGTAACAGCTATTGCACCAACATCAAACTCTGTTTTACTAGGTAACTCCATTGGTAGATTTGTTCTCTCTGCTAACTCAGGTAATTTCAGCGGTAATTTGGTAGTATCAGGAACAGCTAACGTTTCACAATCTTTGAATGTCACTGGCAATGTAACGATAAATACTTTTGCAACTTTCCTCACCCTAGCAAATACGGATCTTGGTTCGAACACAACAGCTAATGTCACAGTTGTCAGTTTTCCAAAAGCTTCTTACCAAGCTGGTGAGCTGTTATTATATGTAACAAAAGGAGTAGAGTTTCAAACAACAAAAATATTGTTTGTTCACAACGGTACAGATGTTAACCAAACCGTTTACGGAACAGTATTTGCCCCTACCAGCTCTTCTGAACTAGCTAATAACATAGCTTTGAGTGTCAACACAACTAATATAGATGTTACATTACAACAAAGAGTTGCTAATTCTAATGTAAAAATTATAGCAAACATGATCAGCTAAGGAACAAGCTAGATGGCAACAGCAAATAGTAAATTAAAGATTGATTATGGATTTGATTCTTTTGGTACTAGTAACGTCACTGGTGACTTTAGAGTTACTGGAAATGTATTTTTCACTGGGACAATCCTCAGCTCTATTACCACGAATGGCGACTTGATTCCAGTTACTAACGGACTTCAGTTAGGTAATACTACTAATCGTTGGACTGTACTTGCAAACTCAGGTAATTTCAGTAACACATTAACTGTTGTAGGTTCAGCCACTCTACAAGATGATCTAACTGTTACAAAAACGATTAATGCCAGCAATAACGTTGTAATTACTGGATATGCAAATGCTATTGTCAGTGTTAATAGTGCTCTACTATCTGTCGGAACATCATTTATTGCAAATACTACTGGTGCATACCACACTGGTACAATTAATTCTGCATCAGTCACATTAAGTAACTCAACAGTTACTGGTATTGTGACTGCCAACAATTCTGGTGTTTATCCTTCAAGCAATACTGTTGGTACAGCTCTTGGATCTTCTACACAGCGTTGGGTAGTTAATGGAAATACTGGTAATTTTAGTGGACAGCTAACTGTATCGGGTAACTCAACACTGACCGGTAATGCTACATTGAGTGGCACTCTTCAAACTATAGCTGGTAATGTTAACTTCGATAGCGGTACTCTTTTTGTTGATGCAGCAAATAACCGAGTCGGAATCGCTAACACTACTCCTGGTGTTGCACTCGAAGTTACTGGTGCAGCCAATGTATCTGTTAGTGTTAACTCCGCACTATTGACTGTAGGTACTAGCTTCACTGCAAATACATCTGGAGCATACCCAGGATCAAATACAGTTGGAGCTGCTCTTGGATCCTCTACTCAGCGATGGATAGTTAATGCAAATACTATAAATGCATCTGGCTTAATTACAGGATCAGCTGGCGCCAATATTACTGGTCAATCCAATCTTGCTGATGTTACTATATCTGGAAATCTTACAGTATCTGGTACAACAACTTATATTAACACAACTACATTGAATGTTGGTGATAATATTGTTACTCTTAATGCAGATCTTGATGCGCTAGTAGCTCCAACAGAAAATGCTGGGTTAGAGGTTAATAGAGGAAGTGCTGCAAACGTCAGCTTCTTATGGAACGAGTCATCAGACTCATGGACACAAGGTAACACTAATATTACTGGATATGCTAATGCTACTGTTAGCTTGTCAGTTGGTACTTCATTCATAGCTAATACAACTGGTGCTTATCATACCGGTACAATTAACGCTGCAAGTTTTACAACTACCAACTTAAAAGCAAATAATACAGGACTAATCCCATTATCTAACACAGAAGGAATTGTACTTGGAAGTGCAACAAACAGATTTAATTTAACAGCCAACACTGGTAGTTTCAGTGGAACAGTAACCGGTACAGTTGCTAATATGTCAACCAGTGTCAACTCGGCATTGTTGACTGTTGGCACATCGTTTATTGCAAACACAAGCGGCGCTATTGTACCGTCTCATCTAATTGTATCTGGCGGCAATGCAACCGGTGAGGGTGGTCAGATTGTTCTTGGATATGGTAATAATCTTGCTTCATCTATTACCGGGCTAGCAAATAACACATTCAGCTTTGATATTGTTGGGGGCAATACTGCTTCTACTCCTATATTACGTGCTTATTTTCAAAATAATGACGGTACAACAACATACGCGTTCAGTGCTGCAAACACAGGTAGAGTGCATGTTGGTAGTTCTGCAGAGCAAACAGATTCGACATTTAAAGTAACTGGATCTGCAAATGTAACAACAACGCTGAATGTTATAACATCATTAACTGCAAATGCATTTACTGCAAATGCATCTGGTGCATATCATACTGGTACAATTAACGCTGCAAGTTTTACAACCACCAACTTAAAAGCAAATAATACAGGACTAATCCCATTATCTAACACAGAAGGAATTGTACTTGGAAGTGCAACAAACAGATTTAATTTAACAGCCAACACTGGTAACTTCTCTGGCTTGATAACTGGCACAGCCGGCACAACAATAACCGGCCAAGTTAATGCAAGCACTGGGTTTGGTTCAGGAACCATCGGAGCTGCATCGAATGGTTTGTTTGCCAATGCCACTTCAATTTCTGTTGGTAACACATCAGTCAATGTTGCTATAACACCAACAAGTATAGATTTGGGTACACAGTTTGATGCAAACACATCTGGGGTATATCATACTGGTACCATTAATGCAGCTAGTTTTACAACAACTAACTTTACTGCAAATAATACTGGTTCTTATCCGTTATCTAATACAGTTGGTAGTGAACTTGGGGCAGGTACAAAGAGATGGACGTTGAATGCAAGTAATGTTGCTTTAAATTTCCTATCCGCCAATGCCTCGCAAGGCACAGCTGGCGCCGTGTTGACTTCTGGTGGCACTTCTACAAATGCATACTGGGCAGATGCTGGTGTTACTATAACCGATGATGTTGCTACTGCGGCTGTAAGATATGTAACCTTTACAAGCTCATCTAGTGGCCAGTCTACTGGTTTGAATGTCAGTACAACAAAACTTACGTATAACCCATCTACAGGTGCTTTGACATCAACATCTCATGTCAGCTCATCTGATGAAAGATTAAAAGATGATATTGTTACAATTCCGAATGCTTTAGATAAAGTAAATAGATTAAGAGGTGTATCGTATACCCATAAGCAAACAAAAGGTAAATACATCGGTGTTATTGCGCAAGAAACCGAAGAAGTAATTCCGGAAGTAGTGGTCACAGATAGTGAAGGATGGAAATCTGTTTCATATGGTCACATTGTTGGTCTACTAATTGAAGCAATAAAAGAACAACAAATTCAGATAGACGCGTTGTCTAGCAAAATAAACAATAGTATAATTGAAGGAAAGTAAATGGGAACAACCGTAAGCTCTGGTGGTATTACATTTAATGATACAACAGTTTTAACAACAAATCCGATCCCGGCTGGTACTGTTATGCTGTTTGTGCAAACCGCAGCTCCGACAGGATGGACAAAGGATGTATCAACACACAATAATAAAGCTTTGCGTGTGGTTACAGGAACGGTTACTCCTGGTGGAACGGTGGCGTTTACAACAGCATTTGCTAGTAAGTCGGTAGCCGGCTCGGTTACTGTTGATAATACAACACTATCCACACCACAGATACCGGCGCACACCCACACGCTGGGTACGTTACTTGGTCCCGGAAAAGCTACCTCGGGATCCGCTAGCGGCGCCTCTGGCCCAACACCACAGTCATCTGGTCCTACCGGTGGTGGTGGGGCTCACAATCACACTGGAACTTTTTCAGGTACTGCTATTGACCTTGCTGTTCAGTATGTAGATGTTATCATTGCAACAAAGGATGCATATCCTGCTGTTTAATTATTTTATCATTTGGAGTTTATTATGAAGTTTGAACGCGGGGACTTTTGTCCTCTTTTGAAAAAGAAATGTATTGGTTTAGAATGTTCTTGGTTTATCCAAATCAGAGGATCTGATCCAAATACAGGAAAAGAGATAGATTCCTTTGAGTGTGCAATTGCATGGCTACCAACGTTAATGATTGAAAACAGTCAGCAACAACGACAAACAGGCGCGGCCGTTGAATCATTTAGAAATGAAATGGTAAAAGCTAATGAGTCCAATATCAATGTCTTAAAACAAACTGTTGTAAAAGACTATTTGAGGAATACACACGTTGTAGTGGATCAGTTAATTAATGATGTTGAAGGAAATAGACAATGAAATATCCTGATAATATTAAAGATTATATTGTTGTATTAGAAGATGTGATCCCAATCTCACTGTGTGATGATATTATAGAAGAATACAAAGATTGCAATTTGTGGAGTAATACTACTGTTGGATATGATTCTGGTTCGACAGTTGTAAATCGAAACATTAGAAGTTGTCAAGAAATATCTTTATCCCATGAGTCAGTTATTGTCGACAGCTTACTAAGACGAGAACTTGATAACAGGGTATTTGCATGTGTTGGTAATATAATAAAAAGGTACGCCAATAAATTTCCAGAGTGTAAGATATTTAAAGATGACGGATACCAGCTTCTCAGGTATGAAGTAGGACAAAGATATGTGCAACACACAGATCATGTTGGTAATCTTTCCAGAATGGTATCTTGTTCTCTACTATTGAATGATAATTATGAAGGTGGAGAGTGGGCTTTCTTTGATGGTGAGTATATATTGAAACCCAAAAAAGGATCTGCTATTGTATTTCCATCTACTTTTATATATCCTCATCAAATATTACCAGTAATGTCTGGTACTAGGTATTCAATAGTTTCATGGTTTAATTGAGATATATCTATGAGTTTATTTGATCTTAAAGAAGGCGATATCAAATTCCTTAACCCTAGTTGCTTTATTAGAAGAACAAAAGATGGATTTGTTAATGAAAACAATGATATATTGAACTTTAACAAAAACGTGTTTACTCCAGTTGTGGTAAAAAACTTCTTCAAAAAAGAAGATCATCAAAGAATTAAACATCACATATATAATGACCTAAATACTTCGATGAGAAGTGTGGATACAGATAATTTTCATCGTACATTTTACCATAATGAGTTTATGATGAGAACTATTCATCCACAACTTACAGCAGATGCTTGTAATATCTTTGGTGAAGAAGTAAAGCCTTCTTATAGTTTCTTGAGTATGTATAATGAAAAAGGGATATGTCCATTTCATACTGATAGGCCTCAATGTAAATATACTATTGATTTTTGTATAGATCAAGATCAAGTTTGGCCAATTAACATACAAGATCAAGATTATATTTTAGAACCAAATGATGCTGTTTGTTACTCGGGAACAGATAGCCCACACTACAGAGAGAAAATTAAAGGTAAATTTTGTAACCTTGTATTTTTTCACTTTGTACCAGTATCGTACGATATAGATTTAAATTAAAGGAATTTCGATGAGAGTAACAATTGTACCAGTTGATAATATGATTTATCTAGATAACTTCAACGCAACTGTTGACTGTTCTTCTTTAGATCCATCCATTCATGCTGTTCAGTGGAATGGAAATATAGGAGAGATAGAATATAAAAATGTTGTTACTGGGAAAAAAACTAGAAACGAAGAAATAACCGACATTAGCCCATACAGCGATTTGATTGCACTTGCGCAACAACAAGAACAAGAACTATCGGCAGTTGCCAATGAGATGTCTGAATTTGAAAGATTACTGGCAGAGGGAAGTGCTACTATACCAGACAATCAAACATTCAATGCATAGTTAAATAT